CAATGGATTATAATTAAATGCTGTCGAATCAGTACATCCATATATGTAAGGTATACATGAACCATCGTCATCCGTTGCATTAGGATTATAATTTATTGAAAGTGGATTCATACAGCCTGGTATCTCTAATGAATCACAAATACCATCTCCATCTGTATCTTCTAAACAAACATAATTACAATCATAATACTGAGCAGGATACATACAGCCTCCGTTATCAACATTTGCTATTGAATCATAGTTACAAGCAGTTACATCTGTACATCCTAAATAAATACAACTTCCGTCATCTGTGTTAGCATTTGCGTTATAGTTCCATGCATTTGGATCCATACACCCATTTACTACAGCAACGCAACTTCCGTCATCTATTGTTGCAGTTGAATCATAATTAAATGCTAATGGATTAGTACATCCATATATGATAGGAATACATGTACCATTATCAACATTAGCGTCTGGATTATAATTTAATGATGTTGAGTCCATACAACCGTATATCTTAGGAGTACATACATACCCACAAAATGGTATTGCAGTATAAACATCTGCTACAGTATTAAACTTTTTGAGCTTATTGCCATTGGCCCATGGGAAATTTCCTTCATGTATTAAAATACCATAATCATTTTCTATCTTAACTGAGTTTTGTATTGTTTGAATATCTATTTGTTGAGAATTTTGTTGACCGTCGCCTATCTCAAAATAATACATTTCAATTTCGTCTTGTAGTCCTGAATTATCTTCTACTGTGAAATGCAAATAAAATGTATCTACATATGTTCCAGGTTCCAATCTAAAGTCCCATAAAGAATCTCCTTGTTTAATTCCAACAAAACTTTCTCCCCAACCATCTCCTCCGTCATCCTCTAATATAATTCTATATTCACACGTTTCAATATTATCCCATGCAGTATGATTAGAATTATAATTGATTGCTGCAGTATCCATACAACCATAAACATGAAGATTTTGACAACTGCCATCATCATTAGTAGCTAATGAATCATATTCTTGATATGCTGGGTCTGTACAACCGTCTATAGAAGGTCCGCCACAATATTGTTCTCTTTGACTCCAATAATTTTGATCGCTAGTAGTTATATAACCAAAATCTGCATCTGCTTCAGACATATAAAATATAGTATCTGGACAAGACATATTTTCAACCAAACAAAATCCACTATTAGTTGGTGGTTGAGAACCTCTTATACCATCACCATATGAATCTTGTAATACAAATTGTAATAAATGATTTGGTCCTGCAGGAGCACAAAAGCGTGTTACAATTGTTTGTCCTTGTTGTTGCCAGTTATAAGTATATCTAGGAGCATAAAAAACTGTATCTGTTAAATTTTGATTTGGATTTGTATGTTGCAAATACCAACTAGTTTCAGTAGGCCAATTATCTAATTTAATGGTAACTTTTATTTCTATAGAATCAAATCCACAGTTAAGATCTGCTATACATGTTCCATCGTCTGTGTTAGCCCATGGGTTATAATTGTTAGAATTAGGATTTGTACATCCGAATACTTTTAAAGTTTGACAACTACCATCATCCCAATCTGCATTTGGATCATATTCTACATAATCATCATCCATACAGCCAGGATTATAAAAGCATTCTGTTATGCTCCATGGAGATCCTGAAAAGACAGGACCGTTAAGCATTCCACCTATAGTCCATTCATTGCCATCTGCTTGGCCAGGAGAATTAGCAACATATACTAAAGCTACTCCAGCATTACAATTGCTATGAAATGCTACAGCATCTATCCAATATTCTTGTCCAGCAAATGTAATTTTAGTACCAACTGCAAATTCACTACTGTAATTATTATAAAATGTTTCATTGATTCCTACATAATTTTGGAACCAAACAAAATTACATGATGATGCTTCAACTAATCCTTCTAATGGTTGGTCTGCATTTGGATCATAATTAGCTGCAGCCGGATCTGTGCAACCAAATGTTAAGTTTTGAGCATTACTATTATATATAATAAGGCTAAATAATGTAATTAATAGATATTTAAATATTTTCATGTTCGTCATCCATGTTATCTGTTTTACCAAATATTTTACCTGCTTCAGCTATACCAAAGCTACCTAAGGTAATCCATAAAAACGAATTGTAAATAAATTCATTTACATGTAATGGTTGTCCCATGTATCCAGTAACTATATCTGCAATTGCAAATATTACCATTACTGCAAATGCAGCAAATCCTACTACATTTTTTTCATTAATATCATTATCGTCTTTAAACATATCTCTAAAGGCCATAATCTTCTTTCTCAATTTTAAGAGTAACTTATTCATAATACAACTTCTTTTTTTTATATATTTTTTAACATTTCTACTAGTTCTGGTTGAGGGAAACAATCAAATTTATCTTTTCTTACATTTGTATGTGTCCATAAACCAAACTGTCTTGCATAATATGCGTCTTCATTAAATTCAAATGCGTCTTTTGGGTGAACTCCTGATTTTAATAATTTAGGTAGTCCATTTTCTAGATCCATTTTAGGATAAATATCTTTTAAATGTAGAATAAGTAGTCTTAAACTTTCTATTTGTTTGTCGGAGTAAGCGTGCCAATATTGATGTCCTCTAAATTTATATCCTAGATCACAAACATATTCTGGTTTTACTTCGGTATTAACATATGTATAATACTTACCATCTTTCTTTTTTAAATAACCAAAATTATTTAATTCTACGCCTCCTGAAAATTTAGATATAGCAAATTTACCTACTTTACCTAAATGCCATCCTAAATAGTTATTTGGAAAACATTCTACTACTACACCATCATGTTTAGTATTACCTTTTACATTGGTGCCACCTATACAATATTGTGTAGCTACTCTACCTCTTGTATCTCGGTTCCAACCTCTAATAGTTTTATAAGGATTATCCCAACCAGCAGTATGATGTAAAAAGAATCCTAATGGTTCTATTTTTCCATAATCTCTTACATATTCGTCTTTGTCTAGATATTCTCTATCTATAACCAATCCATCTTTTGTGGTATATTCTGTTTCTTCAGCTGCTGAATCTTGATCAGTATCGATACCTATAGCTTCCCAAGTTGAAGGTCCAACTATGCCATCTGGATTTAATCCGTGTTTTGATTGAAATTTCATTACAGCTAATTTAGTTCCGCCACCAAATATGCCGTCTGCAGATAATTCAAGTGCTTCTTGTAATTTTTTAACTTCTGGACCTCTAGATCCTTGTTTTAATAACATATTTACCTTTTTTAAATAAATATGTTGAAAGAACAATAACTATATAGAAATTAAATCTTTTGAGTAATCTTTAATTTGGTTAATTGTTACTTTGATATTTCCTAGCTCAAATGTTCCAATATCTCCACTATCTGCTATGATATCATTTAAATTAGATATATATTGAAAATCTTGTTGAGTAAATGTAGTTCCATCGATTTCAACTATAATATCTTCTCCGTCATTAAACCAGTCTTTAACTTGATCTAAATTAATATTTGTATTTCGTATAATTAATTTTTTCTTATAGACCGGAGATAATATCGGATGTCCATTTTCATCATTTCGTATCCAACTTCCCCATTTCTTTAAATAATGTTTTCTAGCTTTCTGTTCAAATATTTGAAATTGATCGTCATTCTTTCCTATATCTCCGCCAGCTTTATCATTCCATCGATGTCCTCTGCAGGTTAAATGATATACTAATGCGTCTCTAGATTGTATTAATTCATATCCATTTAGAATCCATCTCTGAAATATATCAGAGTCTTCATATGGAAAAGGAGCAAAGCCATGATCATGTCCTCCTATTGCTAGATAGTCTTCTTTGTATAATAACCATGGAGCAAACATTCCTTTTGTTGCAACGTCTTTTGACTCAATCATTTTATCTTTTGCAAATTCATAAAAATCATCTATTTTCAATGAATCGAAGTCTTGTCCAAAATCTGCTATTATTTTTTCTTTACCTGCAGGATGTAATGGAGGCTCAACTCTTGTAGCACAAACAACAGTACCAGGCTGTAAATATTTTAATAAATTTTCAATATAATTTGGAGCAATATACATATCAGCATGTAATATTCCTACTATATCATTTGATGCAGATTCTATTCCTTTATCATATAATATTGTATGACCAATCCTTTTTTCTTCTCTCCAAAATTTTAAATTATCATCATTTAAAGACTCTAACCATTCAATAGTTCCATCGTCTGAACCATCATCAATTAAAATTAATTCTATATCCTTATAATGTTTTCGAACACTTTCATATGCATTCTTTAAGTGTCTTAAATTATTATATCCTGGTATAACTAAACTTATTTTCATGTTATATCTTTCTTTGTATTGTAAATGCCCATATTACGTTTGGCGAAGCTATATTATAATAAGAATAATATTTTGGATCGTTTATTGAAGAATCCATTTCTTCCCATTTGTTAAAATCTTCTGATAGGTAAAATTTTTCATCTGATATATAATATCCATTAGTAGTTAGTTCTGATTTTATTATGTTTTGACGTCTCCAATCATATGATCTAAGAAAAGGCTCACCAGAATCTTCATAATTCATATATGGTCCAGCTGGTAATGTTATTATTAATTTTGAGTCTTTATCTTTTAATAATTTACAAGCTGTATTAATACCTAATAAATCATGATTCCATTTGCATGTGTCATCTTTTGCTAAACCATTAGCCATTCTATCTCCAGCAAACCAAAAACCAAAATGTTCAAATACTGAAATTGATATTATATAGTCATATTTAATACTTTGTCTTATTTCTATAAAATCTGATTTTATATGTTTCCAATTGGTATTTTCTTGGATCCAACAACCAGGAGGCGATTCTAGAATATCTGTAGTAGTTACGTTTTTAAACTCTAAATCATGTACCGCTTCACTTATTCCTTCAAACCCACCTAATCGTTCGCCTATTAATAAAACAGTTTTTTTATTATCAATTAACTGATTTTTAAAATATGGAACTTCTACTATTTTACTACCTTTTAACATATCTATTGTAATCCTTTTATCATCCCATAATCATCAAATGCCGGCAATGATTTCCATTTGCCAATCCATTTATGTCTATTTTCATATTCAGCTTGTTGTTGTCTTAATGAACTTTTTCCATTATTTTCTTCTAATCGATGACTTCCACGTGCACCAAAATGCCATACAAGACTTTTACTTGTTAAAACAAATTCAAATCCTTTTTGTAACATACGTAAAAACAAATCCATATCATCCCAACTTGATGGAGCAAATAATGGATCATTTCCTCCTATTTCATCCCAATCACATTTTCTAATTAATCCAGAAACTCCTTCACCTTTTGGTATTTCAAATGTATTAGATTTAGTAAATTCAATAGCCCATCCATCAAATAATCTACTATCAAAATCATCATGATATGCTCCAAATGCTTCTATAGGAACTATAACAGTTCCAGGCCTAGATGCTGGATTATTAAACATATTAGGCTCTACTCGATGTGAATTAACCCACATTTTTTTTGTTGGATATGAATCAAAGACATCCATTAAGGACTTATCCCAATCTTTTGTCACATAAAAATCAGAATGTAAAAACATTATAAATTCTGTTTTAACTAGATTTGCACAAAAGTTCATTCCGCCACCAATACCTAGCGGTATATCATTTTTATCAATATAATATTCTAAGTCATATTTGCTACTATTTTCTTTTAACCATTCATCTGTTCCGTCTGTGCAATTTTCTGCGTGAATTATAAATGGTGCATCATTATAATAACTATTTTTTCTTACTGAGTCTATAGCTATTTTAAGATATTCTAAGTTATTATATGTACTAATGCAAAATGTTATATGTTTCTCCATATGTTCGTAAGTCTTTATAAAGTTTAAAGTATTTTGAATTAGAAAAGTATTGATACATTCCTGCTTCTGCTTTTTTACAAAATTCACTAACGCCAATATCAATTTTATTTTGTTCAAATGTTTGTGAATTTAAATGACAAATAGTATGATTATCTGATACAATAGTATTTAAGTTGTTTTCTTCTGTTATACAACCTGTATAAAAATCTAATCCCCATCCGTATATTAATTCCATTGGATATGATTTAATTTTTTCTAATACATCTCTATGTATTAAAGGACATTGAAAGTCAATCCATTTTACTTTTCTTAAACCACTTCCCCAATTCCACATTTGTTTCCAATGACATTGACTCATAGATGCATTTACTACAGACGGAGAATATACAGCTGCATTAGATTCTTTTGCTTCTTTTAACGAAGTAGTTAAAAAAGAAGGTCCATGAAATATTAAATCATTATTTAAAAAATATAAATAATCATGATCTGTTGATAAAAAATAATCTAAAACAATATTAAATCCTCCGCCAAAAAACGTATTTTCGGGTAATTTATGGGTTGTAGACTTTGCTAATGATTCTTTTGATCCGTTGTCGACGACCATTAGTTCGCACTCAGAAAATAATGGATCTTTTTTTAATTGATTAACAAGATTATCTGTTAAATCTGGTAAATTATGATTAAGTGTTGCTATTAACATTAAAAACCTTTCATATTACTTTCTTTTGGAATTCATATTTTAATATTTTTTAGGAGCATTCCAATTGGATTGTAAAATAATTCCAAAATAATTTTCCTTTAATTGATTTACTGTTATATTTTGTTGTTTATCTTGTATATACTGTCCTTCATAATGATATACTTTAAATAATGGTTCTAATGGATATATAGGAAAATTCATTGATAATAATGATTCTCCATACCAACAAAATTCAGACGCACAATATTTAATAAGATCATCAAATGTTATATTATTAGGTTCTATATAAGTAGTATCTAAATTTTTCCAAACCTTCTTTGACCATATAACTGGAGAAGGTCCGAAGTCATAATGTACTCCTTTTCGATTAAAAATATCCATTACAGTTTGTCGATCTTTTATAAATCCGTCTTTTGGATTAAAATTTAAATTATTTATTGACCACTCGAATAAAGATTTTTGTTGATGACAAACTGTATATGGAATGTCATTAGTAAAAATAAAATCACTTTCTTTAAAATCTTTAATAAATAAAGAATCTGAATCTAGACATAAATAATTTTTACATTCATTTAGTCTCCAAAAATTAGACTTAATTACTTGTTGTGATAAATATCCAGGCAATATACTTTGATATATAGACTCATCTTCAATCAAGTTTACATATGATGTATCAATTTTATTCTTAAATATATTAATATCACTTGAAGGAACACTTACATATGTTGGTATATTATCAATATTATGTTTTTTTATTGATTCTATTAACAAATGAAGTCGATCTACATCATTTACAAACGATTTACAATATAATACTATATTATTCAATACCTAGTTCTTTTAATTCTAATTCCGAAAGATCATTAATATGTCTTAGTCTCGCTCCGTAATTATTAGCCCATTTAACACTTTGTTCCCAACATGGACCATATACATGAGGAGCTTCTGGTGCTGAACCATTTCCGTTAAATGCTGGTGTTGTCAACCCTCGTTCAGATTCCCATTTTCTAGCACGCTCAGAAAAATATGGATGATAACCTTTTCCTGGGTCTGCTCCAGCAATTATTATGTCTCTAATATTTTCATATTTTAATAACCACATAGTAGCTGTTTGAGTAGTAGTATGAGGCCATTCAGGTAGTGTAGCTACATCGTCTGCAATCTGTAATCCAGTTCTTTTCTGTTCTTCTGGTCTAGAATTATCTCCTGGGTGTAATTCGTATACTTGAAAATTTATATGATCAAATCTACCAGGAAAAAATTCTGCTAATCTATGAAAATGAAAATCTCCATTATTATTATTAAATCTAGGATTCTGTAAAGTATGAACATATGAAGGACAAATTATAGTTTTAATTTCTTTAAAGTCATCATCAGACATTAATTCCATTGGTTCTAAGTCATTATGAAATGACCATTTTGGACAAGAGTGCATCCATGACGCGTTATTAATAGTAGCTACATCATATTTATCTGATTGTTTTAAAAATCTAGCACTTGGTCCTTTAGCTAATATTATTGCAGGTTTTTTCATAAGCCTATTCTCAATGCTTCAACAGAGCCGTCTTTTCTAATAATTTCATCATTAATACTAGGACATTCTGCGCCACATGCATGAATCAAATCATAAAATAATATTAATGTTAATACTTCTACAGTATGAAAATATTTACAATCCAAATTAACTTCATTAGCTTTTGGTGGCTTAACTCTACTTGGTTGTCCTGATATTAATGCTGATTTATATCCATGTTTTTCAGCCCAATGTAAACACGTAATTACATTTTTCGAGCCTCCAGAACATGAAAGTCCTAAAATCATAGCATTTTTACTCATTTTGCCAGTTTTTCTTTGTAAATCTAACCAAGATATAAATAAATTATTCCATCCATAGTCATTGGCTACGCTAGTAATTAAACATTGGCTATCCATACTGGATATATTTTTTTTGATTCCTGCTTTAGCAAATAGTCTAGTACAATCATCAGCCGCATGATTTCCTACAGCCCATAAACCGCCATTTGCTACTATATAGATATCACTACTATTTTTAAAATCTTTTTGAAATTTTTTCCATTCTTCTGATTCTAATGTTTTATCATATTTTTCTTCTATATTTTCAAAATCTATATTTCTCATATATGTCCTATCTTTATTTAGATTATAATAATTTTTTATGATATATCAAACCATTCTATAATATATTCTTTTATATCACTATATTCAACTTCTTCTAAAAACATATCTCCTGGTCCTTTTGTTAATACACAATTTAATTTATTACTAATATTTTTTTTGTCTTTTTTTAGAGCAATAATTAATTGTTCTATGTTAATATCAGATAATTCAATATCATGATATATACTATTCAACGTTGTTTGTATTCTCTTAAATAATTCATATGTTATATATCTTTTTTTATATGAAATAAAATTAGCTATATCCATTCCAATTGATACTGCAATTCCATGTGCAATTTTATTATTTGTAACTGATTCAATTGCATGTCCAAAAGTGTGGCCGTAATTTAATATTAATCGTTCTTTTTTATCAAATTCATCTATTTCTACATATGTTCGTTTAATATCTAAACATCTTGTAGTTAACTTTTTTAAGTCATGCTGATTTTTTAAAAAGAAATTATAATCAGCGTTACTAGATACTAAAAAGAAATGTAACATTTCTCCTAATCCAGATTTAATATCTGTTTCTGATAAGGTATCTAAAAAATTATTACACACAATAATTTTAGAAGGAGGATAAAAATTTCCCAGCTGGTTTTTATATGTATTAAAATTAATTGATGTTTTGCCTCCAATACAACTATCTCCTTGTGCTAACAATGTAGTAGGATAGAATACCCAATTAACTCCTCGAAATAATATTGAAGAAATAAATCCTACGACATCTTGGGTAATTCCTCCGCCAACAGCTATTAACTTATTTTTTTTATTAAATCTTCCAATAATTGAATTTAATATTGTAGATATATTATTAAAATCCTTTGTTTGTTCTGTTACATTATATAATTGTATACATTCATATTTATCTAATTCAAATTTATATACCATAGTATCACATATAATAATATCTCCTTCATTATATATTCGATCGATTGATTCAATAAAATTATTACTAAAGTCTACCGTATAAGTTCCTGTTGATGAATTAATTTTAATCATTATATTTCTTTATAAAATTATTAAGTTGTTCTACTATATATGTACGTTCACTATTTGTAATTCCGTTATACATAGGTAAACATAGATTAGTATCAATTGCGATTTGTGCAGATTTAAATTTATCATTATGATTTAATGAGTTTATTTTAGTATTTATATTTTGATTACTACACATATAACTGTATATAGATGGTGGTAATTCAATATTAGCATCTTTTAGATAATTATATAATTTTTGTTTTAAATTTTTATTTACAAAAATAACATACTTATAATATGAATTCTTGCAAGAAGTATTTAATTTTTTAAAATTCTTATTAAATTGAATATTTTGATCATAATATTTAGCCAATTCACGTCTTTCAGAAATAATTCTATCTGCTTTATTAATATGTAATAATGCAATTGCTGCTGTTATTTCTGACATTTTATAATTATTTCCTATTTCAAATACTTCCCAATTATTAATATTTCTATCTAATCCTATTGATCGCATTCTTCTTAATCTAGAAGCCCATTTGGAATTATTTGTATTTATAAATCCTCCTTCACCGGAAGTAAGTACTTTAGAATGATGAAATGAAAATGTAGATATATCGCCAATTGAGCCAGCTTTATTATTGTTAATAATAGATCCATGTGCGCATGCTGCATCTTCAATTAAAATAATATTATGATCAGAACAATATTTTTTTATCTCAAAAATTTCGTCTGTAATATAACCTCCTACATGTACTAATATTATAACTTTAGTATCAAGTGTTATTTTTTCTTTTATACTTTTTAAACTTAATGATAATGTATTTTGATCAATGTCAGCATATATTATTTTTCCACCTGCATTATGTACTGATAATGGAGTTGCAAAAAATGTATATGTTGGAACAATAACTGATTTATTTGTTACATCTAGGACACGCAATGCTAATTCTAATGCTGTTGTACAACTATTAACTGCAATTGCTTCTTTAGTTCCTACATAATTAGCCCATTTAGATTCTACAAGATTTATATACTTTCCTCCGTCAGTAAGATAACCTGATTTTAATATATCAGTGATTTGATTATTTACAAATTTAATATCTTCTGTAGAATATGGTAATATATATTTTTTAATTTTCATTAATTATTACTTCTGCTAATTTAAAGTCAATTAAATTATCTATATCTAAACATTCAGCTGGATCTACGTTATATGTAATATGATTTTTTGTTACACGACTTTTTTCTTGTTTAAATGAACGTACATTAAATATATAAAATCCAGCTTCACAATATATTGGTTCTTCAAATTGAGTGCCTTTTAATACTAACGGATTATGTGAAACAGGCTGATTATTATACCAAAATCTATTTTCAATAGGATATAATGATAATACTGAAGAGTGATTTGTATCTAACATTAATTGTATAGCACTTTCAATAGTATTAGATTTTAAAAATGGTTGTGTCACAAATATTTGAACAAATATATCAGAATCATTAACTTTAATATTATCTATTTCAAAATTAATTAAGTCATGACCAGATATATTATTTTTATTTAAATCTATTGGTCTTTTTAATGTATTAAATTTATATTTTTTTGCAATTTTTAAAATTGTTTCATCTGATGAATCAATCCATATTTCGTCTATATTTGTTACAGTTTGTATTGTAGTAAATATATAATCATATAATGGTTTATTACCTAAGATTTTAGTATTTTTACCAGGTAATCTTTGATTATTTGTTTTTATAGGAATAACTGCTATTACTTTTGTCATAACGTTTCATAATATTCATTTTGTCGTTTTTGTCGTTCTATAGTTTTAGGATGATGAAATGCAAATTCTTCTTTTGCTGGAAGATGTGAGTATTTTTTCATTCCTTCTATTCGCTCATGCACTTTACCTTTCCATTCTATCATAGGAGATCTTTTATATATTCTGCCTTGATAATCTGGCCAATTGACCCATCCCTCTTCATTTACTTGCCATCTCCATTTATTGATATGATCTTGTGTCAATCCTTCAACTGTGTTTATTCTTGGAACATATATCAATTCTGTTTCTGGATTTAAATTTATAATTTGTTTGATATTTTGTATTAGTATTGATGATGGAAGTTCGTCGGCATCTATATTAAAAATCCAATCACAATCGTCAAACAAATGATATCCTAAGTTTTTAAATGATGAAAAGTCATTGTCTAAGTTACTATATATTACTCGGAAAGATTCATTATCAGGAACTAAAAATTGATTACATAATGAATCAACTTCTTCCGTTACGTTACTTTCATCTAATAAAACACCAATACAGTCATTTTTTTCTATATTAGTTCGTAACAATATTAATAGTTTTTTTAACTCTTCATATTCATTACATGCTGTTATAAAGTATCCTATTTTCATGCTTTTTGTAATTTAGGTAATTTTAACTTAGGCAAATCAACAGTTTTAAGATTTGGTTTATTAAGCTGCGGCAATTTTAATTGTTGCATACTTGGACCTTCTACTACTCTACTTTCAATTAAATCTATTAATTTTGTATAACTAGGAGCAATTGCATCTTTTACAAAGTTTTTCAAAACAAATTTCTTTTGTTCTCTAGCTCCAGGAATAAATTTATTGTAATGTTTATGTACTTCTTTTAATGCTTTTTTTGAATATGCATAATCAGGAGTAAACCATTTAGATCCTTCTATAATCCATTGATTTCTAGCTGATGGATGCACTTCTGTTAATCCTCCTGCTAATGCCACTATATGCTCCTTTTTTAAGAAATCTGATTGACCTGAATAATGTGGTGCTATAATAGGTTTTCCTGTAGATGCAAATTCTAGTAAAGGCCTTCCAAATCCTTCACCTTTAGTGTATGAAACCATTGCCTTAACTTTGGAATGATTATATAATGAATTCATTTCATTGTCAGACAAATCTCCATGTAGTAAATATATATTTGGAAGTTTAGCAGTTTTAGGAAATAAATCTCTAATTTCATTGATATATTTTTCCATTTTAGTTCTGTCTGTAACAGAATATGTAGCCGAACTAGTTTTTAATATTAAACCCGGTGCTTTGTCTTTGTTTTTAAATGTTTCTATAAAATTATGAATCAATCCACTAATATTTTTTCTATCTTCTCCTAATGATCCTTGTAACCAATGACCAACAAACAAATAACAAAATTGTTCATGTATTACAGATAAATCTATAGATTCTTGTTTATTATCTTTGCTATACACATCCTTATTGAAATATTCTGATATAACATGTATTTCGGGTGTTATTGCAATATTATGTTTCTCTGCAGTTTTTGTTAGTACTGATTTAGTAAAATTAGATGGAACTACAATTACTTGCATTCTATTAATAGCTTCAATCCATTCTTTAGAACATATATCTCCTTCCGTAACTGCAGTTATACCAATATTAAATTTACCAACAGGTTGAAATTCATTTGGAATTGTTATTTGTACCCATATATCTGGTTGCTCTTGTAAAGGTAATGGAACTACTCTAGTTCTCATATGATCAGTCAATGGAAATGTTAATGGAGTACTTCCCCATGGCATTGATAGTAACTTTATATCCCAATCATTACCACGTTGTTCTATTATGTTGTCTATTACTTCTCTTGCGTGATGCCCATAACCTGATTGAGTTGCTAATGGACTTGATATTACACATTTTCTCATACTATTCCCATTTCTTTATATTGTTTATTTGTTATCTTTCTTAAAGTATATCTTGGTCTATCTGGCTTTGGATATTTAAATAAAAAATCTATCATTTCTATCATTTTATCGCCCATTTGTTTTGATGTTAATCCAGATGTTAAACAAAAATCTCTTCCTTCTTCGCCACATTCTTCTCTTTGATCCTTTGGCATATTCCACCAATATAACAATGCTTCGCCCACTTCTTCGAATTGTGCACGATCATCAAATATATATGGAGTTACTGGTGATCCTTGGCAAGATCTGTTTGATGGAAATACTGGTTTAACCCATTTTCCGTGAGTCTTAAACGTTCCTTTATGGTTTGAAGAAAATTTACCATCAAATTGAATCCAATTTCCATCTTTATCTTCAAATCTACACTGATCTTGCAATCCACCAGTTACATTGTTAACAATTGGAGTACATGACAATAATGCTTCTGTACAACTTAGTCCCCATCCTTCATTTGATGCTATGTTAACTACAACATCAGATATGTTATACATCGCATTTAGTTCTTGTATTGATAATTTTTTCTCTGAAAATATAACTTTACATTCTGGAGCTACATTTTTCCAAACCGCTCTAATATCAGTACCATTTGCATCTGATGCTTGAGTGTGCATTAACAATGCTACTCTATCTTTTTTGTCTTTTGGCAACATGTTTCTAAAATGCTGAAATGCTAATACTACGTCTCCTGGTTGCTTTCTTCTTATATTTCTATTATTCCAAAATACCACAAAATCAACATCATTTTTAATTTTGATATCAGTATGAAATCTTTGATATAATTCATCTGTTTCCAATATTGGTTTATATACATTATGATTTAATCCATGGGGAACATATCCAGTAACTACTTCATCCCAACCTAACTCTGGATCTACTTTGCTATCTTCTGAATCATAATCATATACCCCATAATCGTTCTGTAACAACACTTCTCGATGTATATTATCAGATTGTTTAGAAATTCCCATTATTAGGTCACAGCTCGCATAAAAGGGTGAATTCCACATTGGATATGGAAGATCGTCCCAAATTGAATAATATATAATTGGAATTTTAAATGTTGTTTTTATTTCATGCTCTATTGCATACAGCCATTCCCAATATCTAGGATCTGTAAAATGAAATATAGCATCTGGCTTTTCTTGATGCAGAACAGCAAATAATAAATTTCTATCTCCATATCCATTAGACGGAATAATTTTTACAACTGCATCCTCTATTCCTGATTCTTTTGCTACATCTTTAGATACATCAAACATCTTTCCAGCATCTGGATGATTCATCGCTGCACCTATTTGTACCCAATCATATTGACGTACTGTATTTAAAACTATTTCTTTTGATATTGTTCCTATACCTGATGGTAATCTCAAATCATCAGCTAATAGCAATATTTTTTTCTTTTTTTGTTTGTTTGGATCTATTTTTTGTAATTTAGGTAACTCCATTTACTTCCTTATTTATAACTTATTTAATATAAATATCAACCTAGTACAACAACTGGTTTATTTAATTTTTTAACTTTACTATATGCTGTTTGTAACTGCGGATTCATATTATTTTCATTGTTTAATATCATTAAATAATCACAATTTTCTGCTAACAATCTCATTCTATGAAGCAGTTGCGAAAAATGATATTTTTTTCCATAATATGATTCTGGTAACGCTGAATATAAATTATATCCTGTATATGATGCATTATATTCTTCATATTTTATTCCAAACTCTAATGCAAATTTACGAACCATATAATTTGCTCCTTCACTACCACCGGCTCCAATTAATATTAAATCTTGTTTAAATTTATTTTTTAAATCATTTAAAACTTGTTGTACTTTTCTTTTATTTTGCCAATCTTTATTTCCAATAACGGCAACTTTAGTCATTTAATAATTCTTTTGTAGATTGATTTCCTGACCCGATATGAGATAACATCATTTTTAATGCTTCTAATTTATCTTGTGCATCTGCAAATTGAGCTACAATATTATCCATTTCTTCTGTGTGTTGTGGATGTTCTCCAATACCAACAGAATTATTTAAATATATATTCAATCTAGCTACTGCATCTGCTTTGTCTGCACGATATTTTGAATATAATGCGTCTAATAATAATCCATCCATATATGTTCCTTTTTTTATTTATTATATTAAAATTTATTCACGAATCCTATTTTCTTTAGGACAATTTTCATAATCCATTTTAAATGGACACCATTTGCAATGTTTTGCACCTTTACCAGCAATGGCTAAATAATTTTTTTCTTTTTGCTTATTTCCATCTTTGTCAAAACAATATTCAATAAATGTATCAATACTTCGTTGTATTTTTTTTCTTGTAACTGAACCAGAAGCTGGATTTAGTAGTTGTATCCTTTTTTGTGGAAACATTGATTCTTCTAATAGTTTTCGTTTAACTATGAAGAATTCAATATCAATATTATCAATTGGTATTCCAAATTGATCTGAAAAATATTTTTTATATGCAACTAGTTGAGCAGCTTTTAATTTGTCTGCTTTTTGATATTTATTCCAGCCCATTCTACTAGTTTTAATATCTAGAATCTTTATTTTATTTTGAACGGTATCTCTAACTACTATATCTATAAATCCGTACCAGTATACATTTTTATTGCTAGGAGAAGCAGGGACTCCTAATTCTACTTCTATTCCAACAAGCTCTTGATTCTTTGTTGAAAAATATTGAGCTCTTCTTTTTGTAAACCATTCTAGTATTTGTACACCATCTTCTAAATGTTCTGCTAACTCAGTTGGAGTAGAAAAATGTTCGCCATTATTTGCCTTGACGCCTTTTTGATATTCCATCTTTAAACATGTTAATAACATATCACGAAGATCAATATTATTAGCTGCTTTAACAGAGTCAGTATACATCACAGTTAAATATTCTTGCAATGTTTCATGAAATGCTGTTCCAAAACATGTTGCTATACTATGAGTAAATGGAGCTAATTTGTCAATATAAGAAAGCTTCCATTGTCTAGGACACTTTTCAAACATAGACCATTGTGAATAAGATATCTTTGCGGGAACTTTAGATACATCATTTAATGATAGTTTGTATACTGGATTTATGTAACCACTTTTCATATTATGGGTATACTATAAGATCTTGTTTACATTCTAATATAAGATCGTCTTTTATTTCAGAAATTTTATCATAAAACTTATCAACAGCTTCATCATATGCATATTCATCTTCATTATCTTCGAAATCATCTTCATCCGGATATTCTGGCAAATTGTCATCTTCCATTATAAATTCAGATCCGTTTTGATTAGCATATCCTCCTGAAACATGTAAATATGCCTCATCTTCACTTCTAGCTTCCATTTCAAATTCTCCTCGCTTTATAAACCAATCTGCAATTTCATGAAATAATTCTTCTGGTGGATACCATGCTGAATCAAATGTCAAATCAATTATATCATCATCTATTTGCCAATCGTGTACAAAACACCATTTAGCGCCTACGTTTTCAGTCATCCAATCTCTAGTTAAATTGTCTTTTGGATAATCTTTATATAATAGTCCATATAAATTGTCAGCTAATAAATCACTTTTTTTCTGCCAATCTGCTTCTTCTACTTCTGGTGTAAATAATTTATCTGTAAAATTTTTTATAAGTTCTTTTGAAGCTTCTATACTCACAACTGTATATACGTTATTTGCCATAATTTTTTTATTATATTATAAGAAATTATTCGGATTGATCCAAATGTTCTGTGAGATATATATCTATTAGATCTTTTGTCTTTTTTAGATCTTCTTCGAATTGACCTTTTTTTCTACATCTAACAATTCTTTTAACAACATCAAATTCATATGAATTTAAATCCCATTCTTCACAAAATTTATATAAACTAGATTTACCAACATAATGATATTGTGTATTTACTGATTCTGTGTTATCTGATTCAAATTTCATTTCTTTCCTTTCAGCATTGTTTTTATTTCTTTTTCTGTATATCCATATAATGATAACAAAGAGCTGCAACTATCTTTTGGCATTAACTCGACATATTCAATGGCCTCTGATTTACTTATCAGATAGTGGTCTGCAATTTGTGAAACTAACTGTTTGTCATACTTATCTTCCTTTTTTCCTTTTATGTACTTAGCAAAGGTTCTCTGGGCAGGTAGAAGGCCGTGATAGAGACGATAAGTATCCTTATGGGATAGTAACCCTATTGTGTATTTCTGTAACTGATTGATTATTTCAATTAGTTCCATTCTCATTGATAACCATCTATTAACTAAATAAGGAGAAAACTTTTTATGGTCAATATCTGTATATTCAGACCAAGCTTTTTTCTTATGAGTCATTCCATCAATAAAATCGAAAATAGTTGCAGGTTTCTTTGTCATAATTTATATTTTTGTTTATACTTTTCTATATAATGTTCTCCTATAGCTAATTCCAAGAAAATTGAATTTTCTGGCACTCCAGGAAGTTTCTTTTCGTTGACATAATCAACATTCTTATTTTTGTAAACTTTCATTTTAGTTTTAGCATTTGATCTATTTGAAGTTTTGAATACTAAAACTACTGGTTCTTTTGGATATGGAGCTCCCATTACTTACTAGGTGTTACTGGTCTAAACTCGTCTGGAACATGTCCGCAATCATCACATCTGAATACTGGGATTGGAACTACTGTGTCTTTGTCTGCACCAGTTACGAATCTAGATACTTTGTTAATACTCATTACTTGTCTAAAATACATTCCGCCACATTCTGTACAAATCATTGGTTTTAGATCTGCAGGATTGATATTTGGTTGATTTGGATTCATCATAATTCATTCATTAATTTAACAAACATTGCCATTATATTAATTTCTTTATCAACTACATGCGAGTCAGTATATTGTGATTCTGCAATTATCAATATACATGAAGCTATTGAGCCGGTTGCAAATTCATCTAAATTTTCATAAAGATAAGTATAAAGAGGTGTAAAGTCTTTTACTTTTGAATCAGCAATAATTTGTCTTATACTTTTAAAAGTTTCTTTTTTATCTTTTGGATCTTTTAATAGTTCAAGTAATTTAGTCATATAATTAGCTTGTACAACACTATTTTTATCCAATGTTAATTTACCTTTCACAACATGACTTTGTGCTCCATTAATAGCTCTACGAATATCTGGATATGAAGAATTAATAATAGCTGCAACATCTTTAATGTCATATTCAACTTGTTTTTCTTCTAATACCGTTACTAATCGTTGAGCTACATCTTTTTTTGAAGGAGGTGTTATGCCAAACGTTTGACATCTTGATTGTATTGGATCTATAATTTTTTCAACATAGTTACATGTTAATATAAATCTAGTAGTCTTGCTATATGTTTCCATTAAGTTTCTTAACGCAGCTTGTGCATTAGGAGTTAAATAGTCAGCTTCATCTAGTATAACAATTTTCCATCTTTTAAATCCTACTGTAGATGCATATCTTTTTATTTTATCTCTTACTGCGTCTACTGAGTTTTCGTCAGATGCATTTATATACATTAAATCTGCATCTACATTATTTGCTATAATCTTTGCTAATGTAGTCTTACCAGTTCCTGCTTGACCATAAAATAGCAAATGTGGAACATCTCCATTTTCAATGAATATTTTAACTTTGTCAATGATATGCTCATTTCCAATATATCCATCTAATGTGTCGGGTCTAAATGCTTCTACCCAAAGTGTATTTTCTGTTACTCCAAACATAATTTATTGTTTTCCCGTTGAACCAAATCCTCCAGAACCTCTCGTAGTGTCAGCTAATGCTAATACTGGATTCCATTTTATTTGTTCAACTTTATTTAATACTAATTGTCCTATTCGTTCACCTTTTTCTATTTCAACTTTAGCTAATCCATGATTAATTAAAATTACTCCAATTTCTCCTCGATAATCTGCATCAATAGTTCCAGGACTATTTAAAACCGTTATTTGTTTTTTATATGCTAATCCACTTCTTGGCCTCACTTGTATTTCATAACCTACTGGTATTTCTACATATAATCCAGTTTTAATTAAAGTACTCAATCCAGGTCCTATTATTGCTCCATGAGTTGATCTAACATCACATCCAGCACTACCTATAGTTTCATAACTAGGAAGATCATTATCTGATTTATTTATTACTCGTACTTCCATATTAATTTTGTAATTGAACTAACCAATAATTTGAATCAAAGTCTGTACCTGTAAAATCTACTCTAGCTAATCCATTAGATGATATATGCATAGTACCTTTATCACCTTTATTTGCAGTTAATACTTCTTTTAGTTTATCTGCAGAAAAGCATATTGGTTCCATTGCATCCGATCCGCCATCCATTTCAAATGTAACATTATCAGAATTAATTGTTGTATAATTAATAATAAATTTAATTTTACCATTTTGTACTTGAACTGCAAAATTCTTTGCATCAGGCAATGCATTCTTTGCTTTTATAAATTTATTAACAAATAATTCGTCAATATCAAATGTAACATTATACTCTGGCTCTGCATTAATTGCTGGAACAGCTGGTATAACAGAAGTATCAGCTAACATAAATGTCATTGTTGTGCTGCCTTCTTTAATTTTCATTGCATAATTTTTGCCTTGTGCGTCTTGAACATCGATATCGATATTTTCTCCAACAGCCGATAACATCTTTGTTAATGCACCTGTATGATTGATACCTAATTCTCCTGACATAAATGGATCTGTTTTCCATTTAACTTTACCTACTACGGTTTGATCTACATCTATTAATTCACAATTAACAGATTGTCCATTTGCTTTAACAGTTACTGCTTCACAGTTGCCTGCTAAATAGTATCTATTAATAAATGATTGTAACTTACTTTTTTCCATTGTTCTACCTTTTAAAATTTAAAAAATTTATTGAATTGATTTGCATCAGTAGTTGATATACTATCACCACCAAACTTTTTATATGTTTTCTTATATGTTGCATAAACTTTCATTGCACTGTCTGGATCATCAAACATATCGTGTAATGATAATATGACGTCATATAAGTCTTTTGGAATTGCTGTTTCTAACAACTCAACATGATTATTTACTAGTTTGCTAACATCTTTTGCTATATCAACATATAGATGCGTATTATGTATAACCATTCTAGGCATACCCTCTTGGCTATATCTATCTAAGCCTTTATCTGTTTTACCACCTAAATAATCATATGTAAAATCTTTACATGCAGGACAATCTAAACTACATGGAACGTGTCTTGAAGTATCAATTCCAACTGTTTTATTAGCTCTATTTGCATGAGATTTTCTTCTATATTCATTGTTCTTTGGAAAATATAATTCTGTAAATGTTTGAGTCTTATAATTTCCAGAATGAAGATATGTTCCAAATACCGGATATTGTCCTGGTGAGCTAGAATCCGTTGAAAATAATACTCTATTATTAGTTAATTTATTAATTAGTTTTTGCAATGTTGCTAATATAAAAAAATCTGATATTTTTGATATACCTAATAAATGTATATATTTAACATGTTCTTTTTCAAATTCTCTTTCTTGTAACATTAATGCTATAACATACATAAAGTCGACTAATTTTTTAGGACCTCCAATACACCACCCGTTAAATGCAAAGTCTTTAAATTTATGATACCATTCTGCATATTCTTCTGTATATGTTCCTTGTATAACATTTAAAAAATCTGTCTTGCCTGTTTGTTTAGATTCAAACCATTTAAAATTATCAAAACTAATATCCATTGATTCTGCGAATCTATTTTCATATTTAGCTCTGGGAGGAATATCTAAATTTGCAGCTACATCTGAATTATGTTCTAACCACTCAAATATTCTTTCACGAATAGTGCTATCCCATTTTAAAGCTCCGGTTGCTATTTGGAATCCTCCTGAATCTCCAAATACTAATACCTCATCGTCTAGTCCCAGTTGATCACGAAAATCCATCTTTTTAAAATGATGTCCTGCAGTTATAAGAAAGTATGGATGTCTCCATTCTTCAGGATACTCTTTAGAAAAGAATCTACAAGTAGTTCCATCTTGAAATTTCATATTCTTCTTGAAAGCAGATACCATACTACCAGCAGATAATGATGGGTAATATATAAAGTTCTTATCCATTAATCAATTACTTCCCATGATGAATCTCCCAATTGATCAAATTTTGAGAATATAAATGTTACTATTTCTGCAGTTTGCTTATCTAAGTGTCCTTTTTCATCTAGTTGTTTTGCTAGAGTTTGAAAAGGAGTCTCTATGGTCATTCTTATTTCTTCTAACCCTTGTCTATTTATTTTCATTTTTCTTCCTCTTTTTTATTTAATAAACTTTTACAATATTCAGCTTCGTGCCAAATATTAATTTCTTGATTAATTCCATTTGCTACAATATATCCTTCCATTTGTCTGCCTAAATCAGATATATCTACTATTTCATTATGTCTATTAGGAAACAACATAATATCACTGAATGTATTCAATGCAGATCGTACATCAAATGGTTTATACATTCTTTCTTCGTCTATAAATTCTGGAAATGATCTAAATTTAGGATATACAATATCTGCTCCAAATGCAGTAGCTTCAATAACAGTCCATGATACATAATCTTGTAATGCAGAATTGAATTGTATACTACATGTAGCTAATTCTGTATAATATTCTTCTTTTGTTAATCCTTCTAATAATATAAATCTAGGTTCTTCTTTTGCTAATGATCTTAATTTATCAATAACGCCTGGTAACATTGATCTAAACTCTTTACCTGATGTAGTTACGTGCCATTCCCAATCTGTATGTTGTTGTAAAAATTCTTTTGCTACTTCCATCATAAAAAATGGATTTTTTTCTTTATCTAATCTACTAGAATAAACAACAAATGGTTTTCTTTGTGCTCCTGGATCATAGCTTGGTAATTTATCTAATGTCTTTTGCTTATGAATTGGCAATGAAACAACATGTATTGGTGCTTCAAATCCAGCTGCTCTTAATTGTTCTTTATGAATACTAGATCCTACAAATATACCAGACATTCTTTTATCTAAACCCAATTCAAAACCTCTCATCCATGTTCTCATTGGATATGTAAAATCATATTCATCTACACTTTGAGCATGGAGCATTGCATATATTTCTAATTTAATACCATATAAATCTGCAGCATATAAAATAGATCCAATACCAGGATGCCAATAGTCTTGTAAAAATATAACATCTCCATCTCTAACTTCATCACGATTCATCATATCTAAAAAGTTGCTACATTGACTCATAGCAAATTTACCTCTACCTACTGCGTCTAATACAGCTCCAATTTTAATTTGTTGATCTGGATCAAAATCTCCTTCTACATCAATAAATTCTAATTTACCAGAATCAACATAAGGTTGAAATGTTGCTGGCATCCATTCTTTTGATAATTGATATGTATATCTAGCCTTTAACGGCTCTAATCCAAAATAAAATACTTTCTTCATGTTAATAACCTAATTCTACTATTGCTCCATTCTCCCAATCTTCCCAAACTTCTACTTTATATAAATTACTATTTTGCTCCATAATCCAGGCACCAATATCTTCACAACTCATTCTACCAAATTCTAATATATTACCACCAAAATTAGTTCTTAATTGTTTTTTTAATTTTCTTTGCATTAAAATAAATTCTTCATCTCTATCTGTATGTGTTACTTTTGCATAACATCGAAATCCAAACATATGTCGATGTCTGTCAGACAAAAATCCAACTTCTGGAAATATTTCTTTAGCTTCTGGCCAACAATGAAATCCTTCCATACTAAATGATACTACTACTGAATACTTCATATTTCTTCGTCAAATTTATAGTTATCTGGTTGTATTTCCATCATATTACATTTTGTTACTTGATGAACTCTATACCAACCTGCATCGATTGATAATGTATCGGTATCTTTAAGCATTTCTAAATATGGATCTGAAATCCTATATATAATATGACATCTATTAAATAAATCTGGTTTAATTGTGTCTAACGTGTCTTTAGTAGCTTCTATAGTTACAGCACAATTTGATTCATCTAATATACGCCTTATACTTTCTAGATATTTTTCGTCTTTCATAGACTTTTTCATGAATTCAATTGTAAAATAATAATGAGGATATTCATTAAAATTTTCTACTTCTAAACCATAAGTTTTTTTAATATTATGATTTAAATCTCTTACAAAGAAAGTCATAAGATCTGAATAACGACCTTCAACTTCTCTACCTTTCCATTGATGCTTACCGTACATATTTTTTATTTATTATAATTAATTTTATTGAATTATCCAAATGAAAAGAATTTATTCATGTTGTTATTTTCAGGAAGTTTATCCCAATTCATTGATGCATAAAAATCATCTAACTTACCACGAATCTCTCTATCAAATATCTTATTTCTATCAATATATTCTTCCACAAATTCTGTTAACTGTTTAGGATCTTCATAACCTCTTAAAGCAATAGTATCAAATCCCATGGAGTTACTTTTAAGATATGCCCATTTAATCTTATCTCCATTTTGTATTTCTGCAAAGTTTTTTGCATGTTTATTTATACCTAAATGTTTAAGCATATCATTGTAATTAATTGCAGATTTAACATGAACTGGTGTTCCTGATTGATATCCAGACAATGTTTTTCTTCCTTTTGTATACTTTGTAATATTCTTAACGCCTGTATTTTTCATTACATCTAATATTGGAGAATCTTGTATTTTATTTTTAAAATCCATTATAAGATCAGTAGTATCATTTTTTGAACGTTGTTTTAATATATACCACAATGTTTCTTTCATTATAGTTTTAAACTCAGTAGGAAATGAAGATCTAACAACATCTAAACCTTTTATATCCATTTTATCTGTAGGTTTGCCTTCTTTAAAAATTACCCATTGAGCATATCTCTTTTTTGCTATCCATAAACCAGATTTTGCAACATATTCTTGTTTTATTTGCCATCTGTGATCGGAAGTATTATGAAAGTGAATTGCATATTGATCATACATTTTATTTACATAACTTTGTATTTCAGATGCTATCTCATTAGTTTTTTCAATCATAAATTTCTCATCAGACTCATCAAAATTTGGATATCGTTTTTCTATAAGCGGTAAACTAGAAACAAATGTTGAATCAGTATCCGTATAGAATGAAAATTCTGCTTTATTTCCATTTGCATTAATAAAATAATCTTTGCCAATTTCTTTTTTATAATATCCATTGATAACTTTTGCAGAAAATTTAATAACGCTTTGACCTGTTGCTGTGATAGCACCTGCATTGTCTAAATCATGAAATCTAAATGTCTTTAATCCTAATACTCCATAAAATGAATTCAATAATACTTTTTGCGTAAGTTGCATTGCATCATAAAATTTATATTTTTCACTACCTACTTCATGATTATCACGTTCATTTTTAAATTCAACTCGTTCATCAAACCATTTTTCTAATATCTTTGGAAGAAATCCTTTTTGTTTAGTTGAATATACAGCTCCATTTGAAGCAACGGTTGAATTTGTTTCTATTAACCAGTTTTTAAAGTCTTTAACTTCTATATTAGAGTTTCCATCTGATATTGTTACTGATATTGGATCTTTCTTTAGCAAAAGTTCTTGATTCCAATTTTTTGCTACTCCTACTTTAGTTTCTGGAGATATATTAAGACTCATAATTATTGATGGATATAAAGATGTTAAATCTAGATCATATATCCATTTATATAATCCTGGAATTGGAGGCATAACATATGCACCAGCTAATTTGTCTTGTTGTTCATCTTCTATAAATCTAAATTGTTTATTTGGAGCAACTAATCCGTTTCTTTTTAAATCTACAATAGCAGCACCATCTAGATATTTAGATGCATAATAAACATCTTCATATGGTACATGACCTTTATGGCATATAGTTCTTGCTAAATTAATTAGTTGTAATTTTTCATCTAACTCAAATACAAGATCAACATCCGTCATGTTATATTCTATAAACTTGTTGATATCTGTAACAAATAGATCATCTAAATCTCCATCATACTCAATTTTACCTTTTCCTAATTCAGTCTTACCTACTGTATCTAATCTATAATTAGGAAGTTCTGTATATGTAAAGTTTTTATATAATTTAATATAATCTAAACTTGACACTCCGTAAATTTTATAACGTTCACGATGTTTATTCCATTCTACAATTCCAGCTGGCGATAATTTATTTGCAGACTTTGGACCTAATACTTTTTTAATTCTATTAATAAGATATGGAATATCATATCCATCTGTATTCCATCCAGATATAACAGTAGGCTGTATTTCTGAAAAATAATTAATAAATTTGATTAATAAATTAGCTTCATTATCAAATACTTCAACTGTATAATTATCTCCATATATAATATCGTCTTGTAGTCTATTTTGTTTATCTAATACTAATACTCTTCTATCTTTGCCAACTTTATCATAATATGCAATTGAAGTTATTTCAGTTCTAACATCTTCTGGAGTTGAGTACCCATCTACATCTTTTGCTGTTTCAATATCAAAAAAGAAATCACTATGTCCTATAGAAACTAAATCAGATTCATAATATAAGTCTATTAATGTTCTAACTTCTTCATTTAAGTCCGATTCATATGCATCTGAATTGTCTTTATGATTACCGGGTGTTTTTGATAATTTAGTTCCATTTAATGCAATATATTCTCCTGATGGATCTGGAAGATACCCGTATGGTTTAAACTCATATGTTTGATGACCTAATTTGTCATCCCATACATGCATTGTGTTAGTTCTTTTATGGTATGCTATATTTTGATACATTTATTGTTTTTCTGCTTTTTTTATATTATACATTCCGTATATATTAATTGATATAATAACAAAACTTAATACTAAGTGACTAAAGTTATCAATAAAGAAATCATATACTATCCATCCGGTATCTCCTATAATCCATGCAATCATTGCATATATAGTTAATTGGCGAGCATTCATTATATAACCTAACAATACTAATGCAGTACTAATCCATCCTAATAATTCAATCATAATTATAATATAAGTAATTCTTTTTGTTTTTCCAATACTGGAAGAATAGCTAACTCTTTTGCCTTAGCTTCTACTACTATATCTAAATTATCAACATCATATGTATTAGGAGTATCTAAAATATAGTCAGCATGAGCTTGCTCTTTTATCTTTGAGAATTCTTTTTTGAACTTAGCAAATGTCGGCCATGTATCAATTTCTTCCCAACTAATACCATGTTTACTACATACTTCATTTAGGAACGATTTTTTCTCATTTCGTCTAGATTCAGAATAATGAGTGCATTGAGTAATACCATGTTTCTCCCACGTTTCACGAGCCATAAAGAATGCCTCACGTTCAGATAAATCGCCTGTACAGAAGGTGTGATGCCAATAGTCAAATGTAATAGGAATATCAATTTCACGGTGTATAAGCTCGTATAGATGCCTTACACTGTACATAGATGCCTTGTCGTCATTCTCTAGAACTAATCTAGATTTACAAGCATCAGAAAGTCGTTGCCATGACTTGATCCATCGCTTAGCAGTAGCTTCACGATCACCATATGCACCAGCTACATGTATATTGATCTTATTTTCAAATGATGGTGTATATCCCATTAGATCAAACATCTGCGAATGACGTTCTAATCCAATAATACTTTTTTCTACCACATCTTGTCTAGGCGAACCTAAGACGTGAAATGGTCCAGGATGGGTAGTGAGACGATGACCATGCTCTCTAGCATATTCTCCACATTCAAATAATTTTTGTGAAATTTTGTCATAGTCAGGGAGATCATGTAATTCATAATGATCATGCCATGGGAAGAGTTCTGATCCAACTCTGAATAATGTGATTCCATGTTCTTCATTCCATTTAAGATAAGTTAATAAATCAGTTGCATTATCTAATGCTTTATCACTGATAAGTTGTAAATTGTGTGGATACCAACTAGCTTTTCTAGCTGTCCTACTAGTAGTAACTCTACCACCGAGTTTTTTAGGTCTATTAGTTAATGTCGCATTGACACAGGCATAACCGTATCTAATCATATTTTTATTTTATAATAAGAAATAATTATCAATTATCCAAATTTATGAATATGATTGCAATAGTCTTAATACTTCATTTAGTGCTGAATGACGATGATTATCTTTTAAAGTAACAGCATGTACAAATTTTGAATCTTTTACTTTAGGAACATCATGTATAGCCGAGTCGTTGCCAAATTTTAAATCAATTTGTTGTGGATCGCCTGTTAATATCATAGTTGAATTTTTACCTAATCTACCTAATACCATTCCTAGTTGTTGTTTAGTTAGATTCTGAAATTCATCTATAATTACGCATGCATCTTCAAACGTTCGTCCTCTGAAATGTGATAATGATACTAATTCAATATTTTCATCATTTTCCATTTTTTCTAGTATACCTGGCTTATTATATACCTTTCTCATATTAGAACGAATAGGTACTAACCATGGTTCCATTTTTTCATTTAAAGACCCTGGTAAATATCCATTATCTTCATTTGATACAGTAGGTCTAGTTATAATAATTTGGTTGACATTTCTTTTAAAAAACATATCTAATGCTACTTGTACTGCTAATAATGTCTTACCACTACCTGCTTTACCTATTATGAAATTGTAAGGATGATTTAATATTTCAGCTTTAGCTAGTTTTTGTTCTTCTGATAATGTGATATTAAATCGTATATTACCTTTTGGAGGATTTTTATCTTTATTATCTGGCATATTTTATATACTTTTTATTTTAATCTTTATGTCATGCGGCGCAGTTTCATTTCCTCCAAAATATGGCCATAACGTATATTTACGACCAGTCCATGAAGAACAATTTCTCTGCATTGTATCACAAATTCCATCTATACATATTATATAATTTTCGTTTGCAAATGACATTTCAATGTTTATAACTTCATTAATATTAATTGTACTTATTGGATGAAATAAAAAATTTCCGTCTAGACGATTATAGGATAATAATTCTAATCCATTATTATATCTCCAACCGATTCGATGAGATGTTGTTGAATGATGATCTCCACAATCTGAAAATCCTAGTAATTTATTTACATCTAATTGATTTAATGGATTGGAAGTTTGATAGATTGCAGTACTATCAAAAATTACTTCCCAGTTCCATGAATTTTTTCTATTATCATTACCCCATAACTTATCAATTTTGCCATCTGAGTAATGGCTTCCTTTGCTAATAGTGTATGTTTTAAATCCATTTTCGTCTATTTTTTTACATGACGTAAACAAAAAATATAAAGACATTATTAGGATGTAATAAATAAATGCTACAGCAATTGCTTGCCCTTTTGGCATTTTAGACTTTATAACATTTTTATCTTTTTTTATTTTTAACATATTAGTTTGAAACCATGGATATTTCCATTTCTCTTACTAATATATATTCCGTACCATCAAGTTTCACTTTCTTTTGAGCACCAGTATTATTTTTATGTATTAAAACAGTGTCTCCAGGAGAAACTGACATAGGTATTCTAGCACCAGTTTGAGTAAATAATCCATTACCAACAGATATTACATTTGCGTAAATAAACTCTCCCTCAACACCATCAACTAGTATAATACCACCTTTTGTTTTTTCTGCTTTTTCTTGTTCTTGTAATAAAACTTGATCTCCAATTGGTTTCATTTTCATAACTATCCTTTTATGTTTTCTAAGATTTCTCTTAATTTATAAATTAACAATTCTACTTCATCCGGATCCATTGTTATTGCACAACAGGTATGGACATTTTCTTCTATTTCTTGTAATATTTCTAGAGCTTCGTCTATCATACTCCTCGTTCAGTATCATATGCTATTATATGATCTCTCCCGGTCATATTATATCCTTTTTCTGCTACCATTTCAAATACTAATGGATACATTTTGACTAGTTGTTCTCTAGTATCTCCAGCTGGCATAACAAATGTCTTTTCTTTTGGAATATCCATTTCAACTCTAAATGCCTCAATTTCTTCTAGATTTTCATCAGTACCATTCCATACTGGCTTAAAATGATAATCTTTATGATAATCTATTGTTTTTCTAATAGCATCCTTATTTAGTCTAAGTCTATTATGTACTTTAACCATTCGTTCGTCGGCGATAGCCCCATTAGGTGTAACAGCACCAAGTACAGGCACACTATTAGAAAATTTAGGACTAAGACTAATAAGATCCAAAGGATAGTCTGTTTCAAGAAAGTGAGAACCTTCTGTTTCAATTGTAACCAAAATGTTTCTTTCATTTGCAAAATGTGTTATTTCATTTACTAAAGCAGGATGCATTGTAGGTGAGCCGCCTGTTAACATCATTTCCTTTACTTGCGGATTTTCATCATACATTTTAATAATATCATTAAAAGTAAATGTACCTTTTTCTGGGTGTATACTTGTATACCAAGAATCACACCAACCGCCTTCTCCAAAATAACATCTATGGGTGCAACCGGTAGTTCTAACTGCAATGGTAGGTCTACCAAATCTAGATCCTTCTGATTGTACACACCTATAAACTTCTAAAACAGGAAGTACTTTATTATAATCTTCAATTCTTTTTAATTTGTTTACTAGTTTACGATCAGAAGATCCAATTTCACGCTGATAAACTGTTTTGCCTCCATTGGGAGATTCATATATTAAATCATTCTCCATAATATGCTGCATTTTTACCATGTTCCATAAACTTAACTTTAGTAACTCTTACTCTTCCTTCTGTTTCTTGATGTACAAAATTATTTAATTTACTGTAAATATATTCTGCAAATTTCTCTGCTCCAGTTGCTGGTATGATTCTTAATTGAATTACACCTTCATAGTCTAATTGTCTAAATTGTGGAAGTTGCGGATCATCCTCTGCCAAGATTACTGTGTGATCAAACATATAATCCATCCACTGTTTTGGAGCCATGTGATCTATCTTAGTAGATGCTCTTTTCATTCCTCCAAAATCCCATACCCAATTTCTATGATCTAGTTCTCCTTCAAAATACACTTTAAAAGATATACCATACCCATGTAAAAACCTACAGTGTGTTTCTTCAGCTTTCCATTGACGAAACACTGTACTAAATCCGTCAAACACTTTACTTGATTGAAATTTACCCATGATTATAACCTTTTACAAATTCATAAAATTCAGCTCTTGTTGAAGTATCATCCTTAAATGCTCCAGTAAGCTTACTTGTTTTCATTGATGCTCCACCATGTTTAACTCCTCTACATGAAACACAATTATGAGTAGCATCTATCATTACTGCTACTCCATTATTATCATTAATAATAGTATTAATTGAATTATGAATTGCAACTGTTAATTGTTCTTGTATTGCACCTCTTCTACCAAAATGTTCTACTAATCTATTCAATTTTGATAATCCAATAACTTTACTGTCTTTACCTGGAATATAAGCTACATGAACTTTACCCATGATAGTTTGATGATGATGTGAACACATTGAAGTTAATGGAATACCACCTTCAAATACCATACCGTCATATCCATCTGATGGAAATGCTGTAATATTAGGAGCTCCGTTGTATCTTCCAGCCCATAAGTCATTTACATATGCTTTTGCTACTCTCCTAGGAGTATCATTTGAATTAGGATCATTTCTCCAATCACATTTTAAAGCATCTAAAAATTCTCCAAAATGTCTAGCTGCTCGTTCTATCATTATTTCTTTTGCTTCAGGACTTAACGGATTTTCTGAAGCGACCCCATTTGCAAATCCTTTTTTTACTAACTCAATACTTTTTTTAGTCGTCATATTTATGTTTTAAATCTTTTAATAAGTTTGAAATTGATTTAACTGTTTCTAAATTAACTGTTAACCATTTTTTATATCGTTTTTGTTGTAATATTAACTCACTACATTTTTCATATTCTTCTAGTTGTTCTCCAACTGAAATTAAATATGATAAAAATTCATTGATGGTTTTGTTATATTCTTTCATAACCGCATCATTTAATACATGAAGATCAATTCCATCTTTTTTTGAAAGTATTTTTACACATCGAAAAAACATGCTCCTATCTACATCGGATGGGTCTAAAAAATTAAAACTCATTACTTTTTATTTTAATATAATAAATTAATTGATATTATCCAAATTAATATGGGCAATGATAACATCCATTTGTACAACAATAACCACGCTTTAAATGATATTTTTTTGTCATTATCATCATACCACCTTCCCAATAGAAATCTCGTTCAGAATCAATTTGTTCTTCTAATTCTAATTTTGATATCCAATCGTCTGCTCTCATTATTGTATTTCGCATGCTCCACCTGCACAAGCTAATTCTCCAGCTAAATCTGTTTCATCTTCAGTTTCAACTATTTTAGTTAAATCAACGTCTTTCAATGTTTCCATTAATTCGTTATATTTGTCTTCTGTTATATCTTCGAATGGTGCTTGAGTATAAGTTCCGCCATCATAAGGAAGTACTGATAAACCATTGTAATGTTTTCTATTATCCCACATCCAATCTCCAGCTGTTTCCCATTCTTCTGCTTTTAAACTCACAGTTGCTGAAACATTGTGTGTATTAGAACCGTTTCTATGTCCTGGAACTACCCATTCCATTGCAATTTTTTTAATTCTTTCCAACAATTGAAATGGAGACTCTGTTCTCAATATAGCTCCATCTGGTGCTTTTTGTGGTATACTAATCACAGCTGTGTCATGCGGTCTAAAATATTCATCTTCAATTAATTCTGGATGATGTACACTTAAATGTTTATACATTGATTCATTTTTACCAACTCTAACTCTTCTAATATAATAATCATTGTGCCATGCATGAATACCAGATGAAGTTCCTAATGCTAGAGATGTTGTGCCAGCTGGTTTAACTGTCGTGCATCTAGCTGCAGGATTTATACCAATTAGTTTGGCGACTCTTACGTTTTCTCGTTTTACTAGTTGAGCGGCTTTCTTCAAGTCGTAACCTAGAACGGTGCCAGAACCGATTCCCGTCATAGATACTCCTATTAGAGCATCTTTTTCTGTTGTTTCTCTCCATATGTCCCTTAAATAATGGAAGTCAGTGTAACCTGCTTGTAATGTTCCTATAAACGAAGCAGCTTTTACTCGTTTATTTAAATCATCCTGCGATTCGATATCTGAAGCATTTACTTCACATAAATTGCAGAATTGAAAAGGTCTTAATGCTATTTCACAACAAGGATTAGTTCCCCAATCTTTGTCATTATTTAAATATATACCAGGCTCTCCTGCTCCTGATAACTCAACTCGTTTCCATAAGTCCATAAAAAATTCTTTAGTTACTTTATGTCTCATTAATACAGCTGAATTATTCGCTCTACCTCTTTGCGGAGCTTCTTCCCACCAATGTCCTGCTTTACATCCTATCATGGCATCATCGTCTGCAGAAAACAAACTAATTAAAGCGGCTCTTCTAATGCCTCCAGCTAAAACTGCGTCTGCTATATGACAAACTATGTCATGAGTTTCTAATGTTGATAGTTTATCACCATCTTCTTTTGACTCTAATATGCCTGTTATTTTAAGAATGCATTCTTTTAATGGTTGTGGTCCCGGTGCTTTACCACCAGATGTAACTAATTGAGCTCCTTTAGCTCTAATATCAGAATAATCAAATTCTATTCTTGAACTTTTACCATTTAAATATGACTTCATTAACACTTTTATTGCGTCAGCCCAACCTTCGATACTATCGCCAATTAAAAATCTTCTTTTTCTTTTTGGATATGGTTTATTTACTGGAGGTAAATTTGTTACATGATGTCGTTGAACTGAATATCCTACTCCAGTTCCGCCTAATAATAAAAACATTGTTTCGCTAAATGCATCAATATGATCTATAGGTAGGTAAGCACAATTATAAACTCTATTAGGAGATATTTCAATTGGTTTACCACCGAACTGTAATGATCTCATTGAAGGAAGTATTTTTTTGTCATATACTAATTTATAAACATCTTCAATTTCATCTGTTAAAGCAGGATATCTTTTAATATGCATATTTTTATTACGTGTAACTAACTCTTCCCAAGTTTCTCTTCTGTTTAATTCTGGTATAAATTTTGCATACTTCATGTATACTGTTATATCTGATAAAATTTTATTTGATATGTTCATGTGACTCCTACTTTTTTTTTATTTTAGACAAAAATAGACCCCTTATAGAGGTCTAAGATTAATTTAATATAAATATAAATACTATCCTAAACTTCCGCCTAAATCTTTAAATTTCTGTGCTAAATTTTTCTTTACCAATGTTTCTCCTGTTTTCATTGTTTGTGTAGTCTGCCTTCCTTGAGATGTTTGTGGTTCAAAGAAATCAAACTGGCCGTTATTTGTGTTAATTTTACTTGGTAATGTAATACCGTCTGGACCAAATCTATTTTTAATAACATGTCCTCTACCAGTTCCGGATAATTTATCTTCAACTTTTCTTGATAGTGACATTAAAAAATCTGCAACCATTACTTTACCATATGACGATGCAATTTTGTCTGCTTCAATAACATCATCTTCTAATGCAGATCTACCTGCTTGAGATGCTGTCCAAACCGGAACATTGTATTCTCCGGCCATTCCTCTCATTTCTTCATATAATTCTTCTAAAGCTTCGTGCTTATCTTTTTTAGTATTTACTTTTAATAAGTCACCATAATCAATTACAACTAAATCTGGTTTATTTCCTAACATAATTGTTTTTTCAATATGTGCTTTTATTCCCATAACACCGGTGGACTTTGTTGGATAATATTTTATAATTAATTCTCCAGAAAGTGTTTCTAATTTTTCTTCTATATCAGATGTATAATTTTTTAAATTTTGAGCAGCAATACCAGTTACTACTGAATCATATCGTTGACCTACATAATTATCATTTAATTCTAATGTATAATGTATAACCGTTTTGCCTTTTTTAACTGCATTTGCGCCTATATTTATAAGCATCCATGATTTTCCAATACCAGCTGGAGCCATTACTACTCCTAATTCTCCTGCAGCCAATCCTCCATCCATTAAATCGTCAATTACATCCCAACCTGTACTTATAGTATCTCTAGCTGACTCTGTATATCTTGCTACTACATCTTTTTTATATTCATGTCCAATATCAGTATCAGCTCCAGCTTTCATTGCTCCATCAATTTTGCTTTTTATTTCATCGTAATTACCCATTTTAAGTAAATTAACAGAATCCATAATTGCACGCTTTATTTCTTGATTCTTGCAAAACTTAAGTATTTCATCTTTTACAAAAGTCAGGTCATCTGACTCCATAAATCTAAATACTTCTTTTAATTGTTCTAATATTGCTGTTTTTAGAACATCATTGTCTATTTCTGTAACTTTTACTTTTAATACGTCTTTTGAAGGAGGAGTTTTATATTCACGAAAATGATCTAATACTACTTCTAATAACCAACTATTTGCATCTGATTCAAAATAATCTGCTTGTATAATATCAGCAATTTGTTGTAGAAACGTTCTATCCACAAACATAGCTGCCAAAACTTTAACTTGAAATGTCCATCCATACTCACTTAACTTATCTGTCATATATTATTATATAGAAAATAATTATTAAATCCAATTATTTTGTTTTTTGTGCAAAAGCACTCAATGATAACCATGTATTGTTTAACCAATCTGGCATATTTTTCATAACTGACCACATTTTATCCTCCATAAATAATTTTCTAAATTCTATTTTATTTAATTCTGGTATTTGTGATTCCATTATTCTTCTAATATTGCTTTTTGTTTGAGCTGGAATATCTAATAGTTTTAGATTCATTAGCCTCCAGTTGTCAGATATTATGTTTTTATTATCTATTATTTTATTATATGTTTTTGATTCTGCTACACTATTATAACATGTTTCCCACAGGTCATCTAATTCATATTCTTGTTCTTTATCTAAGTCAGGAACATGTTTTAATAATGTTTTTGGACCAATACCTTTTACTCCTGGTATATTATCTGATTTATCACCAGTAAATGATCTATATATAACATAATTTTTGGGATGTACCCCAAATTCATTTAATATACGTTCTGTATCATACATTTTCTTTTTAATCGGAGACCATATTTCAATTTGATCATTAACTAATTGATAAAAATCACGATCTGTTGATACAATTGTAATTTTTTTACTTTTTGCTTCATACATTTGAGTAATATATGCAATAGTATCATCTGCTTCAATTCCATCCATAGATAAAAACGTAACTGGTAATGCATCTAAATATGATACTAGTCTACTAAATTGATGTCTCATAGCTTCTTGCTCATGTTCGATACTAGGCATATGATGATCATGTCTTCGTAATCTTGTTTTATTAGCTCGATTACCTTTATAATCTTTATAAATCTTTTTTCTTCGCTTAGATCCACCAACTCCATCAAATACAATAATGCATCTAGAAGGTTTGAAATCCCTAACACATTTTCCAATGCTATATAGAAATCCAGTAATACCTCCTATATGTTCACCATCTTCATTAGTTGAAGGAGTTGCTGAAAATGATCTAATGAAAGTATTGAGTCCGTCAAAGATCATAATATGATCGTCAGGACTCTGATTTATACTTTCTTTTTCTTTTTGAAGTTGTTTAAATAATTCTTGATACTTATTCATTATGCTTCTTCGTTTACAACTTCTTCGTCTACCACAACATCATCAATACCGCCATCGATACCAGCACGATATTTAAAAATATATGCTTCACAAATTCTATTATACAATCTATCTTTCATTTCGGAATTTTGTATTACTTTTTCAATAAAATCTTTACTTTGAAATTTAACAGTATCTAGAACTTCTCCAGTATCTGGATCGACGTCGTCTAATGAATACCAAGCTCCTGATTGTGAAACTAATTTAAAATTCTTCATGATATTTAACCAACCACCATAGTTGTCAATTCCACTATCATAATATATTTCATAATCAATTTTTCTATTAGGAGGACCCATTCTATTTTTCACAACATGTACATTGGTTTTA